TCCTGACCGTCAGGCCGTCTATATCGTCGCGGGTGAGTGCGCAAATCTCGCCTCTTCTGAGTCCTAAACATGCGAAACAGGCGGCAAGGTGGGTCTCTTCGTCCAGAAGGTCAAGGACGGCGTTCACTTCGTCAGCTGTTGGCGTGTATAATTGCTTCGCTTCTTCGTCGCTGAGTCTGATCCTGAGCTTTCTGTCATATCCGGCGAAATTAAGAGAAGCAGTCAGGAAGCCCAGATGGTTCCGTTTGGTCTTTTTCGTCGTGTCCATCCGGTTCAGCCAGTCCTGCACCTTCGCGGAAGTCAGCTTCCCCAGCCTTACGCCTCCGATTATGTCATCTTTGATTTTGCTGTTAAAAGTCCCTTCATATCCCCGAAGCGTGGCCGGGGATATTTCGCCCCCTCTGAAATGTAAATATCTAAAACATGCGGCCTCGACCGTGACTTGCGTCCAGTCGGTATTTGCGAGCATTGCGCCGCGCCGCTCTGCCTCGGCTCTTGTGGGGGCTGTGACGGAGATCCATTTCTTTTTCTTTCCTTCTGTCCCGACATATATCTTAACTCTATAATTGCCGGACGGCAGTCTCTCAGCCTTCATTTTGCCGTTTTTTCCCTTTCAGTGATAAATTGCCCGCCTCATCCGCTAAAACTTTATAATAAGGCGATTGGAGGCCTTCTCGCGCGTGTTTTAGTTCTGCTTGAAGTATCGCTTCAACGTATCTTTTCCCCCTGTCATCTAATTGCTCAAATAAAACTTTGATTTCCTCACCATTCATGCCGACTTTCTACCACCTTTCCCAAAATCCGCAGATCCTCAGCCTCTTGCCCTGTGAAAACAAACGGAGCAAACGCAGCGTTGAAAGGTACGAGCATCACGGATCCATGCGAACGCTTCAGCACCTTGCACGTGGCCTCACCATCAATCTCTGCAATGACAAGATCACCATCCTCGGCGCTTTCCTGCTTTTTGACCAGGACAATATCTCCGTCCATGATCCTGGGACTCATAGAATCCCCTTTGATTTTCAGTGCAAAGCATTCCTTGTCTGTCCATATCGTCCCGATAATATCCACTTGCGCAGAAATCGGCACGCCGGCAGCGACTTTCCCCAGGACAGGAACCTCGTGAGTCTTCGGTGGATCTGCGGCCGGCGGATCCTCTTTTCCGAGCAGATAATCCACAGAGACGCCGAGAGCTTTTGCAATCCTCGCCATTGCTTCGGCATTTGGACGATAACGGCCGTTATACCACGAGGAAATCTGCCCGTCACTTTCACCCAGTGCATTTTTTAAGTCGACTTGTCTCCATCCTTTCAAAGACATAGCCTTTCGAAGCTGATTAACAAAAATATCCATGATGTATCTCCTTAGTTTTCTATAGCTTAGCACAATATCCTTGGATTTGCAAAAATATTTTGCAAAAAGTGCTTGACATTGGCTTTTCGAAGTGTTATCATGAAAGAGCCTTGAAAACCAAAGGCTACAAAAAAGCAAGGAGATATCAAAAATGTACGAAGTTGTGAAGGTAGTCAAAGGTTACGAGATCGTTCGCATGAAAGGAACGCGAGGCTTCTACCACGTGAACGTGAGAGAAGGACGCGGCTTCCGTGAGTTCCATACTTTCCGCAGCATCAAAGCAGCGACGGAGTTTATCGAGAAAACGTTATAAAACACATTCCCGGCCCGGGGGATAAACCGGGCATCCCAGGTGGCGGAATAGTAGACGCTAATCATAGAGCAAAGCCCATGCGTAGTGGCCGGGCGTTTAGGCTCATACAGGGTGCAAATCCTTGTCCGGGGAATGAGAAATGAAATAATAGCTCGCCCGTGAACAGTTCACAGGGATGAAGGTGAAGAAAGCCGTGACCGAAAGGAGCGGAAGATAATCCACGCGAAGGAAGTTCACTGTAAACCGAGCTTTGGAAGGACGGGCGTTACGGAACGTAGCTTAATTGGCTATAGCGCTTATGAGATGCAGGTTCAAGTCCTGCCGTTCCGAAGCGGGGCTGAGAGCAAAAATACCATGCCCAGTGAGTTGTGCGCTTGCGCGTGGCTCAGGCCAAATTCGGTGATGTGCGGGACGCGGTGACCTTAAACCGCACAAAGAATGTTAAAGGAGAATGTAAGATGGAACAGATTGTGAATCCGGCATTTTTTTACTGGGCAAGTGTTTTCAGCGGGTTGAAAGTGGTATTTGTAGCTTCAATAATCGCATGTTTAGTAGTGTTGGCATGTATGTTTTTCTACTATGACAGCGAGTATTGCGGATTTGACGATGATGATGAATTGGCTATTGCTTTTCGGAAAAATATGAAAAGGATCGCGATTGCCATAATTGTTATGGCTGTGATATTTATTTTTGTCCCGTCAAAACAGACAATGATAGAAATGCAAATCGCAAGGATGGCAACTGGTGACAATATATCGGCAGTTATAGAGAAGATTACTGAGGTAGCCAAAGAAATCATTGTAAGCGCGAAATAATATTCGCAAACGGAACGAAGCACAACGGTCGTGCAGTGGCCTTATAAGCCAATGGTTGAAGGTTCGATTCCTTCCGTTCCGATTATGCGCAGGAGATAAGAAACGAGCCTGTACAAGTGCTTATCTCTCAGGACTGCGCAGACACAGGTTGGTAGTTCAGAGGCAGAACGTCGGTCTCCAAAACCGAAGACGAGGGTTCGAGTCCTTCCATTCCTGCTATTGCACCTTAGCCAAGCAAAGGAGAAAAAAGGGGCCCCTTAATGCGGCCTATGCCGGTCTCAAGCCCGGAGAAACGCAGAGAGAGGGAGGAGGAAGAATGGAACGCTTGAAATTGAGAGCGCGGATCGTCGAGAAATATGGAACAATAGGCGCCTTCTGCAACACGTTAGGAATAGCCACGTCAACAGCCACGAGAGTGCTGAGCGGAAAAACAGCACCGACGTCGAAGAAGATTCTAAAGTGGTGTGCGGCGCTGGAAATAGCACCGGAAGACATGGGGATATTTTTTTACCCTGAAACCTTGAAAATCCAAAGTTAAAGGAGACAAGAATGGAGTCCGCCGAGACTTACTCGCAGGCAATCAAAGCGGCCCTTGCCTTCACCGGAACAACAAGGAAGGCATTGGCTGACGCTATGGGGGTGAGTCTTGACACGTTGGGGCGACGTCTGAAGAGACCGAAGACGCTGACGCTCGACAACATGATCAAGGCGGATCGGAAGATCCATTTTACAAGATTTTTAGCAGGAGGGAAGAGATGAGAGTGCTCGTGGCTTGTGAGGAATCACAGACCGTTTGCAAGGCATTCCGGGAAAGAGGCCATGAAGCATATTCCTGTGACATCCAGGAATGCAGCGGAGGGCATCCGGAGTGGCACATAAAAGGGGACGCGCTGGCCCTGATAAATGGTAACTGTTCATTTATCACTGAGGGGGGGTGGAGAGTGAACATCGTGGGGCCCTGGGATCTGTTAATAGCGCATCCGCCGTGCACATATTTGAGCCTTGTCACAACGAGGCATCTTTCTCTCAGAGTTACAAGCCCGGAAAAGGTGGTGGCCAGAATGTGGAAGCTGGCCGGAGCGGCGGTCTTCTTCATGCAGATGATGCTTGCCGACTGTCCGCGCATCGCCGTCGAGAATCCGCTCGGCTTTATGTCAAAACTGTACCGGAAACCGGATTTCACCGTGCATCCTTATCAATTCGCGGATGGACCGGGTGACGCCGAGAACTACGAGAAGAAACGCACATGCTTCTGGGTGAAGAACCTTCCCGCACTGCTTCCGATGCGAACGGTAGAGCCTCCGGAACCTAAAGGATGGACGAAGAGCGGAAAGCCCAAGTATTTCGAAGAGTGCGCAACAGGGAACAGGTCAAAAGTGAGAAGCAAAACATTCCCCGGAATTGCAAAGGCTATGGCTGAGCAATGGGGCTGAAATCAAAGGAGATACGAGATGAAGGAATCAAAGAGGCGCCGGTATAAGTACGAGATTCTTATAAACGGGAAAGCCTGGACACAGGCCACGACAATGGCCCTTGCAGAAGCTGCAGCACGCGCAGCGGCGCGGACATGGGCCAAAGGATCCACAATCGTGATCGTAGAAATCAAAGACGGCGCATTCAGCCCGTTTACGGAGGCACAAGGATGAGAGACAACACATTGATGAATCCAAGGCGCAAGGATCTACATGAAAGGCGCAGGAGGCAGGTCATTGAGATGATATTAGCCGTCTTTCTGTTCGCGGCCTTATCGGTCATGATCCTGGCGGGAATCTCTTTCGCAAACGGAAATTATAAAGCTGTTTTTTATGTCGCCGCGTCAGTCATTTTGACCGTGCCGGCATTGATCTATCTAAACAAGCAGGAGGCTAAACGATGAATCATGTGATCTTTATGGGACGCATCGCAACAGATCCGATCATAAGACGGACGACCGGCGAAAACAGCAGGGCCGTTGCAAGCTTTGCGATTGCAGTGCCCAGGGCATACAAACGGGAAAACGGCCCGGAGGCAGATTTCTTTTACTGTACCGCATGGGGGAAGCTCGCGGAGCATATCGAGAAATACTGGCGCAAAGGCATGAAAGCTCTCATTACTGGATCCATTGAAAACGAGCAGTACACGGACCGGGAAGGCCAGAAAAAGACATCGACAAAAGTTATCGTCAATTCCATTGAGTTCTGCGAAAAGAAGCAGGAGCAGGAGGAACAGAAGACGGACGAAAACGGCTTCATGACTATTCCGGACAGCATTGACACGGAATCGCTGCCGTTCACCTTTTGAGGAGGCCGCAAATGCTCATGCTATTACCTGCAGACAAAGAAACGAAGGATAAAACGACGGTCGCAGAGCTTAACCGGCTGCAATATCTCGTTTCCGATGTCATTTCGAAGATCCGGGCAGAGTTCCCGCATGATGATGTCGAAATCGACGTTTTGAAAAACAACAAGTTCATCATCTACATCAACGACTCCCGAAGGAGTTGGACCGATGAACTGAATTAGCCGTTTCTTTCTTGCTTTTACCCATAGAACGACGCCGCATCCGTTGCTCGGCGCAAAGGCGCTTCCTTTGTATCTCCTTACTGGGTCTTGCTGACAGACTCGAAGCACGGAAGTCAGCGCTCCTCGTGGAATGGTTTCCCTACGCACGGCAAGGCGCGCCGTTCGATTCGGCGGCGGGGATTTAGGCAAATAGTGCCGCAAATAATACAGCGAAAAGGAGAAGGCTGAAAATGACGCTGTTTAATAACGCACTTCCCGGATCAGGTCCAGGGAAGCAAACAAAAGGAAAGGTCATCGGCATCATGCCGGATCTGGCAAATGGAGGATGCATCGTCCTGCTGCACGTGGATGATCACTCTGACGCTGACAGGATGCTCAGCATGTCAATCGGTGCGCTGCATCTCAGGAGGTTCGGAACGCAGGGAGGGAACAGCAATGAAATCAACGCTTGAAACTGTTGCGTTCTTCAAGAACCTACGGCAAACGCTCGAAGCCCTGAGCGACAAAGACGCCGGCGCGCTCATGAAAGCGCTGTTTGCATTCGATGACGGAGAGACCCCGGATCTGAGCGGACAGTCCGAAATTGTCAAGGCAATCTATCCGATGGCGGCTGAATCTCTGGACCGTTTGACGCAGAAAAGAATGAACAAAGTGAGAGCGCAAAAGAGACGCAAAGAAACCGCAAATGATTCTCAAATAAACGCAAATGATCTCACCGATATCGCATTAAATCGCAAAAGGATTTTTAGGCAAAATGAGCAAAAATACGGCTGAAAAATGTGGATAAGTGGATAACTTAAGGCTTTAGGCCTGAAAAAGCGGGATTTAACCGCAAACGATTCGCAAAAAAACGCAAACGGTCGCAAACGTGTCCATCATAATCATAATCATAGTCATAGTCATATATTTATATATTACGCCGTGATTTTGAATGTGGATAATGTGGAAAAGTGGAAA